AGTAGTGTGCTCCCAATTCAAAAATACATCTAAAAAAATGACATAGTAATTATATAGTTTCCCCAACCTCCCAACCCTCAATAAGTACTGCAGTGCTAATTTGTGCTTTCGCACTTTTTTTGTGTTTTTATATTTTATACTTTTTTTGTATTTTTTGTTTTATTTATTATCTATTTGACTACTTATGCAATAATTAAGCTTTAAAGATCAATTCCAAACTGGCGCAAGAATTCTCTAGCAGCAGGAGAGAATCCTGTTCTAGCCCAAGCTAGAGTTCCAACTGCTTCAAATGCTGCTCTAACAGCAATTATTTCCTCCTTCATCCATTGTTCAGCAGTTTTTTGTCCATAGCGTTGTCTTAATACTTTTTTCATGAAGTTAACATCCATGCCATCTCTTAAAACTCTATGCATCTCTATGACAAGAGGAAAAAATGTAAATGTTTGCAGAAACATTTCTGCACCAGCAGCAAATCCCAAGTACATGGCATCACCATCATTCCAAGTGCACCCCTTAACTTCGGCTAAAGGGATCACAATTGCAGCTCTAAACTCTGCTTGTTTCAGAGGAGATCTCATTTGGGTGAAAGCCCAACGAGCTAGATATCCTGACAGACGGTGTAAGGTAAGACCGTTGTCTGGCACCGGATTTGCCTGGAATTGTGGGAAATGGTTATTAACCATTGTAAATTTAACCCCTCCAAAAGTAAGTTCAACCATGGGCCGCGACGTCTTACGTAAGACATCCTTGGCCTTCTTTTGGTTGAGGAAGAAGACTCTAACAACACCAGCATTGAGCACTTGTCCGTATTTAGCTTCAAATGCCACATATGCTGCCTCCGGATCAAATGTAGATGTAGTCCTTTGTGGTACATCATTGAAAACGAATTCTGACATCTTGTATGTTTTATTTTACGTTTTGAATTGTGGAGTACACTACT